TGAGCGGTCGTCGTGCCGTTCTTGTCCGTGATCGTGATCGTGGCGGTCTTGCCGCTCTTGACCACTGTCGCGGTGGGGGAGTATCCGTCGGTTCCGTCCTGGCCCGCAGGTCCTGCAGGCCCGTCGAACTCTCCGCTGGCCTTCGCCTCCTCCAGGGCCTCGTCGATCGTCTGCGGTATTGCCGTCAGTGCGGCCCCGGCCCGCGTCAGGAAGTCGTCGATGCCCTCCGGGATCTCGCCCGTCGGCATGATCGACCGGCCCACTCTGAACCGGCCGATGTAGCTCTTCGCCACGACCTCGGATACAGTAAAAGACAGCTGGACCTCTCCGCTGCCCTCATGGATCAGGTCGCTGTCCGTGATCGTCCAGATCACGAAGTCCCCGTCCCGCTCGATCACCGCCGGATAGCTTTCGCCCTCCGGCGGGCTGACCGTCAGGGAAGGGGAGGCCGTCGGATATTCTCCGAACATTTCTTTGCAGTCGATCCTGAGCTGTTTGTGTTCGTTCTCTCCGACAAATCCCAGGTTAAAGATTGTGGTCTTAAGGTCTTCCAGCCTCCACGTTGAGGATCTCATAGTCTCACCTCCAGCTTTTTATGCTTTGAATCCTGTTTTGATGTACGCTACGATCAGCTTTGCGGTGATGTCTGTCCGCTGCGTATTGGATGCGTTGAATACATACATGACCGTGTCAGAGAACGGATTGGCAGCAGATAGCACAACGTATTTGTTCCCGGTATATGCTCCGCCAAGAGACAGCACTTCATATCCGGAAGGAATCGTCATTCCGAAGTCCGTTCTCGTGAGTGTCAGAGAGGCTCCGGCTGCTACCGTGATCTTTTTCGTATATGTAACAACCTTCACAAGGCCGTTCAGCATATCTTTGATCACTTTTCCCTGCTTTGCGGTCAGGGCTTTGTCTGAAGCAGATGACGTCAGGCTGTCCACAAGGTCTGCCGACTTTGTGACAACGTCCCGCTCCAGCCGGTTCTTCAGATCCGCGCCGTAACTTGTCATACCTCCGACCGGAACCGCTGCCCCGTCGAACATCTCCAGGCCGTGTCCGTTGACCGTATAGCTGCCGTTGATTGCCAGTGTGCTTGTCAGTGCTGTCACTGTTGCGCTCGCCTTCGCCAGGTAGATGTTATCCTCGTCGTATGTGTATACACGTCCGGAACTCTCCGCCACCGCCAGGTTCTCCGCGCTGTACTCCAGCACGTCGATCCATTTGTAGGCGTACCCGCCGCTGATGTCGATGTAGTCCCGCACGCCCTCTATGCCGCACAGGCCGTCCTCGAAGCAAGCAGCCATCACCGCCGCCAGACTGATCGTGGTCTTGCTGTATGCCTGGAAGGTTCCCTGGTATCCGGTAGTCCAGTCACTCCACGTCGCCCAGATCGCGGTCGTGCTGTCTCCTCCCGTGACCCATACATATCCGTCACCCGGAACCGTGAACAGTCCGCCACTCACAGTGATCGCGGTCTGCTCTCCGCTCTCCGTCGCGCTGAAGGCGAGGGAAGTATATGTCCCGCTGATTCCGTATCCGTATTCGTCCGAATAGCGCACCACCCTGGCGTATCCCGCCGTCTGGCTGTACAGGTTCCATCCGGTCACGCTGAACCCGGTCGGCTCCGCGTTGGTGATAGTACCCCTGATCTCTTTGACCCATACCGCAACGATGCTGTCGCCGTTCTCCGGCGTTCCAACAACCGTGATGCCGTAGGTCGTCGGGTCCGCGCTCCATTCCGTCGTGTAGGAAAGTGTCAGCGTGCCGCTGTCGCCCATCTCGCTGCGGAACGTTGCCATGTTCGTGATGCTCGCGTCGCAGCTGTCGCTGTTTACGGAGAAGTCGATACTCTCCGGCGTGTAGCCGGTGCGGACGGAATTGCCCATCACACGCAGGAGGCTCGCCGGTCCGTCGCTCAGGGATGCGGAACCGCCAGCCGTGCGGACGATGTATTCGCCACTGCTCTGCTGCCGGATGCTGCTGTCCAGGTTGTCCGCAATCGGGACCTTGTTCAGCGTCACGTTGCCGTTCTCGTCTGGGCTTATGCTGTTCACGCTCTTGACCGTCCCGGCTGCGCTCTCCACCGCTGTGATCTTCTCAGAAATATTCGGTGCGCCCAGTGCGCTGCTCATCGGGATGTCCGCCGCTGTTTTCCCCTGGAGTGCCGTGATGGCGTCTGCGATGGTGTCGCTGTCTTCCTCGCTCGTCAGCGGGATGTCTCCCGCCGTCTTGCCCTGCTCCGCCTGGATCGCAGCCGTCAGTGTGGTCTCGTCCTCGTCGCTCATCGGAATCCCGGTCCCGTCGATCAGGATCTGTCCCTGGTTGTCCGCGCTCTCGTCGTTCACCTTGATGGTGTTGATGGCGGAGGCGTCCGCCTTCAGGGCCAAAGCGTCCCCGACGGCCTTCGCGTCCGCCGCGTCCCCGGAGATGGTCAGCGTGGCGTCTATCGGCGTGGTGATCACTTCCGCGTCTTCCACTACGACCGTAACTTCTTCGTTCGGGTTGATCTCGCTCATGTTCTCGCCCTCCCTTAAATGTCACCCAGTACGCCGTTGAGCGTCATGGTACTCTGGATCTTTGTCCGCACGACGGAGCCTTCAATCATCCTCACTCCTGCGGTCATCCCGTTCACGCACCGGCCTGTCGGGGCCGTACCGTTCCACTGCGGGGAGATGTCAAACCGCCATTCCGTGTTGTAGATTCCCTCCGGCAGTGTGTCCGTGTCGTTGTTGTGGAACTCCATCAGGAAATATCCGTTCCCCGCGCCCCACTGGTCGTCCAGCCGGTAGATCCGCTGGATCACGACCTCTCCGGATGTGTTCCGGACAGTGAAAAGGCAGCGGTCGTCATCTGTCCAGTCGTCGCCGCTGCCCCTTGTCGCGTGAACCCATTTCGATCCCGTGTCGCCACGGTGCATCGTGATGGCCCATGTGTTGCTGTCAAAGTTAAACGCCATCTTTTTCCACCTCTTTCGCGTCCCTGACCTCAATCAGGGTCTGATAAACGCCCAACATTCTGTTCACGTTGTCGAACGTCGCCGGGATAATCATCTGCTCCAGCGTGTTGATTACCGCCTGGATCTTTTCCTTTTCGTTCATGGCGTCCTCCTTATGTTCTGAACACAAGCGTCCTGGATTCGCCGTCCACCGTCACTGTCACGGCGTGGTAGGAATACCGCGTATCAAGGTCGTAGTATTTCGACCCGCTGTATCCTCCGTTATTCTCTGAAAGGTTGCTGTAACTCCATGTTGATGCCGGATATACTACGGTAACCTCTTTGCCGGTGTTGTACACGGCCCCGCTCGTCCCGATGGTCGCATAGATCGTCAGTGTTCCTGTGCGTCCGTCCCATGTCGCCGCTCCTGGTGCAAGGGATGTCAGGATGCTGTTCCCCTGTGGTGACGCTGTTACAGTAAAAACGCCACTGCTCCATGCGCCTGACAGAGAAGTGGCTTTGCTAAAATTTATCGGGTCTCCGCGTACCGGCGTAAGCGTCAGCGTGTTCCCGCTGACCTCCGCTTTCTTGATCATGCCTTCCATCAGCGAATCGTCGATGGTAACTCCGCTGCCTCCGGAACGGAGCGTCATAGATCCTGCCATTACATCCCCGTTGACACGGAGATCTGTTTTGATATATGCCCGACCGCTCGACACCGACAGAATATCGTTGATGCTCGTTTTCCCTGTCAGAATGATGCGGTCAGCGTTGATTGACGCCTGACTTCCTGCTTTATTGATAGCAAGGCAGATACTCGCCGCAGTGATATTTCCGTCAGCGCCGATGGCTTTGACCGTGGCGTCAATAAAGTCTTCCTGGACCTCAATAGCGGATTCGTGCCGCTCTACATCGTCGTACACGGTCTCCACCCGCTGGTGGATGCCCTGTCCGTCTACAATGATGGAAGCGACCCTCGACCAGTCCTTGTCCGCTCCGGGTCCGGCGACGGCCTCCGCGATCATCCCGACATGGTCTTCCGTGTCGATGAACCAGGCGTGATCCTCTCCGGCCTTTTTTGCCGATCCGCGTCCTCCGCTGGCGGCTTTCTGCTGTTCCTGCCGGATGATCGTTGCAACGTCCGGCAATTCGTTTGCCAGCGTCACCGTGACGTTCTCCGGTTCGTTGATCGCGTCCGGATACGTCAGCTTGGACACCCGCTCGACGATTGTCGTGTCGTACTCCGGCAGTGGAATCCTGCACGCCTTTCCGATGACGAACTTGTCAAGCGGTTCGCCGGTTGCCTCGCTCAGGTCGAACCCGCTCACCGTCACCGTGACCAGCGGTTCGCAGTGCCTGTCCAGCCGCTCCGTCGCCCATGCGCGGAGGGCGGCTTCCGTGTCGATGCTCTGGTCCGTCTCCGTCTTGCAGATGATCCCGTAGATCCCCTCGTTCTTCCCGACAAAGTCGCCGCTGATGTGCAGATCCTCTTTGCCGATGGGGTAGTGCCTGGTGTACATCCGGCTCCGGTCCACGGTCCGCCTAAGCGTCCGGATGTTCCGGTCCGTCCGCATTTCGGAGACAACGTCCATGCTGATGCTCCGAAGGTTCAGTGTGAAAGGATACTTGCTGAAGTCGTATTCCCACAGGCATTCCGTCAGGCTCTGCGAGATGGTCTCCAGCGCGGCGTACAGGGAATCCCCATTGAATCCGTATGGGTTTGACCTGTCCCGCTCCACCGTGCCAAGCACGAAATCGTCCTGGTAACTGAGGATGTACCGGATCGTCTGCGACGCGGACGGGTTTGATGTCGTCCCGCTGATGTCTGTCGGTTTGATCTCCCCGAACATCAGCCGGTCCTTCAGTTTGTTGATCACATGCTCCAGCTGCACCGTCCGGGTGTTTGTATCGTACTGCGTATCAATGGACCGCACCCGCCATACAATGCCCTTCGCGGGTCCGTCCTCCGCTTGCAGCCAGTCCCCGATGGCTATCGTCGGTGCGCCGTCTCCGAGCGTCATCGTTGCCGTGCTGTTCCGTTCTGTCAGTTGCAGCTGCATCCGCTCCGGCATGAACCGGTTTTTCGCTTTGATGCTGCGGCCTTCAAACAGGATCATCATACGTATCTCGACCTCCAGCTGACGGTCATCAGGCACGCACGGTCTGCCTCATATCCGCATGTGATCGTACCCGGTTCCGCCGTGAAGTCATTCGCGCCGGTGCGGTATTTCATGATGTTCCGGTAGCTTCCGCCGGAATCCCGGATTCTGATCCGCACCAGGCCGTCCTTGTGGTCGATGACCAGCGTCTCGTTGCCCATCAGCGCGATCCCACTGGAGAACGACATCCTGTTTCCGCCGACGTACACTTCCTTGATTTTGTCGATCTTCGCGCCGCTCTTGTTCGCCAGCTCGACGTTCAGCTGCGTCTCCGCGCTGCCTTCAACCGTGATAGACTGTGATTTCTTGTTTACGTTCCCGCCGATGGCTTCGCTCGTTGCGGTGCTGTCCTCCCAGTATGGGATCTTGTACGCCCGGAAGGTGATCTGGAACTCTTTGGAGTAGTCCCACAGGCTTCCTTCTCCGGGACACTGCACCGCGTCCACGTTCAGCCGCCTTCCGGGTTTGTAGTTGACCCGCAGGATTCCTCCCGGAGCGGCCCATGCGTTGATCTTCTCAAGCAGCTGGCTCCGCTCTGTCATTCCGTCGGCGTTCCTGCCGTGTTCCAGCATTCTGAATTTGACCACAAGGCCCAGGTTGTTCCGTTTTTTCTTTGTGATCCTCCATCCGGACCCTGCCGCTGTTTCCGCTGCGGTGATGTTCTCGCGCCCGTCCTCCGGTTCTATTGCCGTGATCACGATCCGGTCATCAAGATCGTCCAGCCAGACGTCGCCCAGTCTTACCCGCCGTTGAAGTTTCATTGTTTCACCCCTTTAAGGAATGTCCCTTGCGATCTCCTGGCTCACATACGGCGCGACAAGGATGCCGACCTTCTGCCCGTCCAGGTTCACCGTGATCCCGCTCACGCCAGCCGCCGCGCCGCTCGCCGCGCCGCTTGCCACGGCCTTCAGCATCTGCGCGGGAAGTCCACGGAAGTCGCTGATATCACTGCTGGTCAGCTGGTTCTGGTTTGTCCATGAGTCCGCCGGGATGTTCGGCATGTTCGGATTGTAGTAGTTGCTTTCGTATCCCTGCTGGTATCCCGGTCGCCAGTCCGCGCCGGTCGCAAGCCGTTCCGCCGCGTCTGCGTTCTGGTCCCGCCGTGTGAAGAACGTATTGAACTCCTCCGGAGTAATTCCCAGCGCGGTCCAGAATGCGTTCGGAAGGTCTTCCGTGAAATACTTTGTGAAGTTGTGCGTTCCTTCCACCGCGCTGGCCTTGATCGTCTCCCAGCTGGCGTTCGCCGCGTCTCCGAGGCTCGATCCGTTCCGCAGCCACCGTCCGAGCGTCGTCTGGTCGCTCAGTACGGACGGTATCAGGGACATCAGGCCGGTCGGGTCGAATGTTCCGAGCGCGGAGGCCGCGTTCGTAACCTTTGCTGTGAGGCCTGGGAACAGGCCGGTCAGCCACGTTGCGAGTCCTCCGCCTCCGGTCGATGTGCCGGTCGGTGCTTGCGTTCCGTCTCCGGAGCCTTTCCCTCTGAACCATTGCAGGATCGTCCCGACGCCGCCCGCAAATCTTCCGATGTTTCCGAGCGCGGCGGTGATCTTTCCCGTGGCCCATACGCCGATAATGGCCTCAAAGGCCCTCACGACTTCCTGCCAGTTTGCAGGATCTGCAAACCACTTCAATGCGCCGACGATCTTGTCCAGGATCTCGCCCAATGCCCGGACGGATGCGTCCTCGCTGCTCTTCAGTTCCTCCGCAAGGTCTCCGAGCAGTTTGAGACCTTCATCAACCGCATCCCTGATGCTCTCAAAGATTTGCACGATGCTTTCCTTGATCAGGTCCAGCGCAGCTTCCCGGTCTTCAGCGGTGTCTGCTGCAAAATAGTCCTTGAACGCATCGACAATGTTCTGAAGGTTTCCGGTGACGTTCATCGCAAGGTTCCCTGTCAGATTGACAAGAGCCATATCCTTCAGAGACTGCCAGCTTTGCTTCAGTCCGTTCACCTTGTCGTACAGGTCGGACATGTTGCTCAACTGTTCTTCCGTCAGGCCGAAACCGCCGTTTTCCGCGTCAAACTGTTCCAGGTGTTCCAGCACCGTGTCCCAGTCGTTCAGAAGGTCAAACGCCTTGGTGGCCTGTCTGCCGCCGAAGATCTCAAACGCCGCGTTGTTCCGGTTCTTGGTGGTCATTTCGCTCATCGCGTTCATGACCTGCATGGCGTATTCCCACTGGTCCTCGTAATTCTCGTTGGATACGCCCGTCAGTTCCGCGACCTTCTTCGCATCCGCCGCGTTGATCTTTGTGACCAGGTTGCTGATGTCTTCCAGGGATGCGCTCGCATAGGACACCGCCCCGGCCCACTGCTGGATCTTGGTCGGGTCCGTGTTCCAGAAACCCGCAAGGTCCACGATGTTGTTCGACCGCGCAGCAAGGTCGATCACGCTTTCCATTACCTCCGTGATCGTGTCCTTGATCTTGCCGACGATGCCCTTGAATGCCTCCTCCAAGGCTCCGCTGATCATGCTCCCGGCTTCCGCAACCTTGCCCAGGCTGTCCGCGAGGCTGTTCGCGGCGATCACGCTCAGTTGTGCGCTGTCGCCGATCTTCTCCATGCCCTTGCCGGTGTCTTCCAGGCTGTTTTTCATGTTCGCCAGCGTGGTCCTGGCGTCGTTCAGCTTCTGCTCCCACTTTGCGATGGCGTCCTCGTTGTCCGCGTACTTTTCCCGGACCTCCGCCAACGCTTCCTGGTAGGTCTTTACGACCTTTTCCTGTTCCCTGATCTGCTTCTGGAGGCTCTTGACCTTCGCCTCGTTCTTCTGCTGTGCGGTGGCGTTCGCGCCCAGTTCCGCCGTTTCAGCCTTCAGTTCGCTCCGGAGGGTCTTCAGGTTCCGTCTGGCCTCCGCCAGCGCACGGTTGTATTCCTGCTCACCGTCCAGGACGATCCGCTGTTTGATGTCGTTTGCCAACCCTGTCACCTCACAGACCCATTCTCCGCCCGATTGTTCCGCCCATCAGCTTGATGTCGTACTTGTACCGGATCGTGAACATGTCACGAATAAAACCCGGATACATTCTCCGGGCGTCTTCCACGCTGATCCCGGCGACGAGAGCGTATCCGTAATACTCACGCACCCGCGTCCCGCGCCGGTCCTTCAGTTTTTTGCTTCAATCTCCTGCAAATATACGTCAAAGACCTCGTCGTCCGCTTCCGCGCCGTCCGTGGTCTCGCTTTTCATTCCTTCCGCGACAGCCGCGTGGATGGCCTGACCGATCCCGGCAACCGCCGAAACCTTCAGCCGCTTGATCTCCTCTCCCGTGACCGTCTCCTCTTTCCCCTCATACGCCAGCTGGGAGTTCGCCAGGATCTTGAACAGCTTCTGCAACGCCTTGCTTCCGCCGTTCTGGATCTTTTCAAACATGTTTTTAAGGTCCCCGAACTCGTCCTCGATCTGCTCCAGTGCGTACATGTCCATCCGCAGACCGTATTCTGTCTCTCCGATCTTCAGCTTAACCATTGATCCCTTCTCCTTTCAAAAAACCGGAGCGGGGAGTAACCCCCGCCCCGTTGTCGTCACGAAATGCCCGCTTTGGTCTTCAGCCACGCGATGGCGTTCGCCTCGCTGTCCTTCCGGCAGATCGCGTAGTACAGGACCGGCCCAGCGTTCACCAGCTGCACGCCCAGGGCGTCGCCGTTCACGCTCTCCGTCTGGAAGTCCAGGTTTTCACCCTTGGTCGTGGTGCTGTCGCTGTCCCGGTTGAACTGGATCTTGTAGAACCAGTAGCACTTCCAGGTGATCGTTCCCTTGAAACGTTCCTTGCGGTAGAACCCGCAGCCGACAAAGGGAGCCGCCGCGTCCGTGACCAGCAGATCCGCGCCGCTGGCGGTGCTTTCCGATACATACCCCAGGAACGCCTTCTCCAGAGCGTCGGTCATGTTCGCCAGTTCCAGGGCCAGCGTGGCCCCGGTCATGCTGTTCTCCGTGTCGATCTTGTGATCGTCCGCGTAGAAGTCCACGTCCACACGCTCTTCACCGACGTCCGCCCGGATCATGTAGTCGTTCAGCATGGTTCCCGTGCCATAGCTGATCGCGCTGCCGTCGCCGCCGCTCGTATAGGGAGCGTAGGTCAGGCACTTGATTCCGATTTTCGCCATAGTGTTATCCTCCGTTCACTTCTTGAATGATTCGGTCGCTTTCGGTCTGCATGGCCTTTGACACGACCGTCTGCATGTTTTTGACTTGTCCCGTGATGAATTTGTCGCCGGTCCTTGCCGTCTTATGGCCTCCGTAGCCGTAGTTGATCACGAATGCCTTCTTTGCGTTGCTCACGCCACGGCTGTCCTCGCCCTGCGGATAGACGTCCACCCATCCGCTGTTCAGATCCTCGTGATACTGTCCAGGCGCGACGCCTTGCATCATGCTCCCGGTCACAACATGCCGGTAGCCTTCCACATTCTTCCGCGTTTCCTCCACGCATGCTTCGGCTCCAGCCATCACGATGCGCTTCACGGTTCCACGGCTCAGCCTTGCAAGGCTTCCGTCCACCTGGTCAAGGCTGCTGCCGTATTCGACCATTTTTGCCATTTCATCACGTCCCCGTGACCGGTTCCTCCCACTCCAGCGGACCCCACATGATGACCATCCACTGCCAGCGGACCTTCCCGGTCTGGTAGTCAAACTCCCGGTTGTTCGTATGCGTCAGGTCGATCATGCCCTCGTCCTCCAGCGCGACCAGCTTTTCGTAGATCATCGCGGGATACTTGTCGCTGTCGTCCGCCACATACGCCGTCACCACCACGTTCCAGGAGGAGTCCGTCAGATGTCCGTCCGCCCACAGCTGCCGCGCCGTGCTGCTCAGTTCCACCACGCCGTAATTTTCCGGGGCCTTGTTCACCCAGG